ATATCAGATGTTAAATTGGTAGAACTATAAACATTAATTTTCCCATTATAGTATCTCTCCATAGTATTAACAACCCTTTTAAATCTTCCCAGATGTGTTAAAACTTCATCACCTATCTCCACATCAGAAATATTTTTATAACCCAATTTAGTTAAAATCCTAGAATCTGATGTAAAACAATTAATATAAGTAGTCCCTTTTAATCCAATACCAGCATTCGAAATAATTCTTCCACCGGGAACAAATTTAAAATTTTTTAAAATCTCAACAAATTTTGAAGTCCAATGATCTCTATCCATTTCAATAGACGCGATATTATACGCGACCCTGTGTTGTGTGTCCTCAATGTCCTCATCACCATACCTATAAGTGACTTCATATATTTCTTTACTTAAATCATTTGTGAACTGACTCATCATCCCTTTCTCATTAATTTATTATTATATGATTTATTTTAATAAATGTTCTAAAAATATTACATAAAATTTATAGTACTTAAATTACTCAAATAACCTTTCTCTCTAAGTTCATTTATGATCCCAACCGCATGTTTTTTGTCTAATAATTTATACATATTAAATATATTATCTGTGAAATAATACGCAAGTTCCACAAATATTTCAGATTTGGTGTATTTCTTACCTATTTCATCCAGTAACATTTTATAATAAATGTTAAAAGTTATTTTATTGGGTTTTCTTCTATTTGCATTAAAATCTATATCGGTATGATCCCTCAAAAGAATATAAATATCTTGTGATAAATTCCTTCGATTTACTAATTCTTCATTGTTTCTATGTTCATCATCAAAAATTGTGCCTTTTTCCAGAGGTGTCTCATTTGACAAATTAAAATAATCATCACCCATTTGGGAATACATCTCGAACCCCTCTGGTTCTGGTTCTACGAGTTTCCCCAATGAAATTGTATCTCTTTTTAAACTGTGTTTTCCTTCTAGTTTATGATTGTTTGTTCCGAATTTAAAATAAATATCCAATTCACTTTCAGATTCTTCCTCATCAATATTACTTATAGATTCTAATTCACCAACATCATCATCATTTGTTTTATTACCATCCTCACTCTGAACCTCATCTAATTGAGTTTCAATATCTTTCAAAATGTTTTTATCGTTATATTTACCAATTCCTTCATTTGTCATTAAGTGTGTGATTGTTTTTTTAAACTTTTTAGTTTTTTTGAAATATATTTAGATATATTTCACTTTATGGATTTTGTTTAAAAAAAATTAAAAAAAATTAATTTATTTCTCGGAATAATCAAAATTTGTTAGATTTTTTGGATACGTATATATAAAAAAAAAGGACTGAAAAAATTTCAGTCCTTTAAATGTATTTCAAAATTCCACTATTCCGATCTTGGATACTGATGGTTCTGATCTGTGTAATTCAAATTGGTCAAAAGATAATCTCTGAATAATTCTCTATCAAAAGAATCACCATGAAACTCATCTTTTAATGTTTTTAAAAATCCAGAAAGATGTTTTGTAATCTCTTCTTTTGTCAATTTGTTCTTAAAGAAATGATTAAATATACCATCTTTACCGTAATAGTCATTAACATAATTAAGGAACTTTTTATATTCTTTAGTTTTATCTGGTATATTAATAATTTTTTCACCCTCTTTTTCTAATTTTTCTAAAGCTGAATCTTTCATAAAATCAAGAACTTCATCTGGTATGGTATTATTATTTTTTCTTATCCAAGTATACGCATCAATAATTTCTTTTTTAAAAAAACTATTATCCTCGTTTAGAAAGTTGTTAAATTTTTGAAAGTTTCCCATGTCTAAACATTTTTTTCATGTATATATAAAAAAAAGGACTGAAAAATTTTCAGTCCTTTTAAAATAATGTGTCAATTCACGTTATTCATCAGTCTTTTCATCTTCTTTATTGAAGTCGAAAAATTCATCCAAGTCAGAATCAGCGTTAACTGGTTGTGGTGTGGGTGTAGGTGTGGATGTAGGTGAAGTAGAATTACGAACCTCTTTAGTTGCATTTTCAGCAAACATCATATCAGTTCCATTTAATATGCTAACAACCCTACCAACTTTATTTCTCTCTTCATCAGACCATTCCGTATTTGGGATGTGATCTTCGAGATTTACTTTCTCCTCACGGGCTAAAAGAACATCTTTGATTTTCTTTTGCCATTTACTATCACTAATTGTACCACTATCATCAACTTGAACAGTTACAAATTTTTGTGACTTTTCGTTGTAGATTTTTAAAGGTGATACATCTAAGAAAGTACTGTTATCATAATCTGGGAAAGTACCAACCGAAGTTTTTCTTTCCTTTATGATTAACATGAAGTCTTTACCTTTTGCGAAATCAAAAATATTACATTTCACACCAGTTACTTCACCTGTGTTTTCAAGATTGATCTTCTCTTTGATTTTGTAACCATAAGGGAAAACCATAATCTTTCCAACTAATTCTGGATGTTGGACATCTTCCAATATCATAATATAACTGTAATATTTGGTATTTCTATTCAAATATTCAGATTTTTCAACATCCGCTTGGTTTTTGGATTTTTTCAATTTCCAGAACATCGTGCAAAGATCACACTTATCCTTGAAATTTCTTTCACAATCGATATACCCAACTAAATCTGGGTGATTATCAAAAGGTCCGTTACCGATATAATGGGTGTGCTTCTCAATTAAAGCTGGTCCCAATTTACCACCCCTCGTTAAATTACGAAGAAAACGGATTTTTGCTTTGTAACCAACTTTTACATCCTGAGCTTCCTCTAAAGATGGACGATAAAGACCGTCTTGGTTTTTAGCTCTCTTATTAAGAGAACTCATTTCTTCTTTTTGTTGTTCCTCATCAGATTCGAACAAAAATTTGTCATCAAATTCCTTGTATTCCATACATGCTTTGTTTTTTTTAGAAAGCCTTAAATTACTTAAATCCTTTCATAAGCCAATAAATTTTAAAATTGCCTCTCAAACCTTCTATAACACTCAAACAAAAAAGTTTAAAAAATTATAAAAGGCTCTATTATATATTAAAACCATTCGGTCCTAAAGGGTGTTTTTTTGATTTATTTTCAATTATTTTCATCTTCATACTCCCTGTTTTTCAGTACGTTATATACTATTTCTGATTCTGATTTTTTTCCTCTATTTTCCAACTCTGTTATACATATTTCAACCATGCAATCCAACATTGTTTTCTTCATTTCACCAACAGTAGGATCAGATTCTATCTCTTTATTTTTTAAATTTTCGATTAATCTCAAACAAAATTCATCATATGACCATTCGATGCCATCACCATCAAAACTTTTAACCAATTTTGATATGTCACCCTTTATACTCTTAAATTCCTGCCTGCTTTCAACTAAATCATATGTTAGTAATTCTAGTAATTCATCTTTCATTTTTTAGTCTTTGTTTTTATCTCCAAAAGAAGTTCACCCAAAATAATATTTGTGTAAAAAGATACCATAGTATTATCCAAAAAATCAACATCTGGATGTCTTTCGAAGAATAATAAGAAATTTTTTAAATACGCAGAACAGAATTCATCATATGAATATTGATACTCTATTTTTAAAGTATCCTGAAGTGTTAAATTAACCACTGACACCATTTGTTGAAAAATACCTCTTTTCTCTACAAATATTTCAGATAGGAATTTAGTGATTTCCTCATCTCTTTCACCCATAAAACAATAATATTTTTTATAATATATCAATTCATTCAAAAAAAGTTTAATTTAACAAACCCTTTTTAATATATACAACAAAAAGAGTGACAATTTAATGGCAGCGAATCAATCATCAGCTACACAACAAGGTATTTCAGGGATAGGAACAACTGGTATCATAAACAATAGAAAGTATTCAACCAAAAGTTATGGTCAAATATTAAACATTAATAATAATACCTTATACTCTGAATCTCCAAACGCTGTTAAATTATTACCACCAATATCCAATGACAATAATTATGTCAAATTATATACCGAAACAAATATGACAATAAGTATCGGTGATTTTGTCTATATAATGTATGATGAAAATCAAACAGCGGATGGTGTATATACTGGACAAACAATACTAGATAATTATTATGAATTTAGTGGATGTACCGATTGGATATATTTATATCAAATGCAAGGTTACGAAGTCCTAGATACCAACGAAATAAATAACGAAATAACAATAAAAAGATTCTATGATTCAACTTTAGATGATGTGCAACTTCATAATCATTATTTATGTAAAATCTATGTTAACCAAATGAACTTTTTTGGTGGTTGGATTGATGGTACTTGTTTTAGAAATGTAAATTTGAATAGTGTAAGTGATACATATATTGATATCGATATTAAACAATGTATAGTATTAAGTGGTGGGACACAAACAGGAACTACTGCGTATTATATTGATATGAGAGATAAATATGATAGTCAATATGTTTCAGTAAATTCCTTATTATCATCAATAACCAAAAAATCTCCCACAAATCCATATAAATATAAAAATTATAATGATACAACTATTCAAAACCCCGTAACTAGTCTATTTACATACAACAACATAGATTATGGTTATACCTATATGCACTATACAAATTACTATAATTCCACAATAAATAATGGTTATTATACAAATTGTTTATTCTCTGGTGGAACAATATACAATGGTAGTTTTACAAATTGTGAATTCGTTGATGTGTCTGTTCAAAGTGGTAATTTTATAAATTGTACAATCAATGAAACATCAACTTGGTATTATGGTATATGGTACGGAAGTGGTGTTACAGCATTCGGGCCAAATATTTGGTACAATGGTGTATGGAACGAAGGAATATTTAGTGGGAAAACATGGATCACTGGAATATTCAATGGTGGTATATTAGAAGATTCGATTTGGATGAACGGTGTTTTCAACGGTGGATATAGTATTTTCGATGACGGTTACGCTAGTTTTAGAAGAAGTTATTGGTCTGGTGGAACATTCAATAGTGGACACATGTTTGATACATATTGGTTAACTGGTAAATTCAATAGTGGTACATTAGAGAACTCATCATGGGAAGATGGTATATTCAATAACGGTTTATTTAAAAATAGTATGTGGAGTGGTGGTACGTTTAATTATGGAAATTTCAACTTTAGTAATTGGATTGATGGTATATTCAATGATGGATATTTCAATCAATCTCTATGGTATACAGGAATTTTTAATAATGGTAAATTCGATGCTGGTGGAGTAAGTAGTGGAATTACTTGGGAAACTGCGTTTTTATCATCTGGTACATCATATAAATGGGTTGATGGTACATTTAATCGTGGACAATTTGTAAATTCTTTTTGGGAAAATGGAACTTTTAATGGTGGTCAATTTATAGGTAGTATGTGGAGTGGTGGTACATTTAATTACGGTTATTTCAATAGTTCTGTATGGTTATACGGGGATTGGATGAATGGGGTTGCGAATGATGCAACATTCCATAAAGTTAATTGGGTTAAAGGGACATTCAATAGTGGTTATATGGGAAAAGAATATTATGTCACAGACGATGCATTAGTAGATGTTCCCGAAGTGTATTGGTCTGGTGGCACATTCAATAGTGGAATATTTGGGAATGAGAATTGTGTAACTGGTATTGGAGGAAATAATGAGGGTCCATCAAGATGTACATCGTTTCCATCCAGAATTTTCTGGTATGGTGGTGATTTTTACGGTGGTAAAATTTATACTAATTATTCATCGGATTGTGTAACACCACCCCCAACGAATCACACTTTTGAATCTGGTAAAGAATCTGGTGGGTTTTTTGATGGTGTATTTCATGAGGGTTATTTTTATAGTATATACAATGGTGGACAATGGGTAAATGGTTGGTTTCATGATAAAGATTATAATTGGACAAGTCAAATAATACCAATATCAATTAAATATAATTATTACATTAATACTATTGGTAGTAACTATAATTTAGAGTAAAAATTTTTTTTATATGTAATTATTTTGTATTTTTGTAATTCAAACCATAAAAATGAATTATTATGAAAACAATCATGACATTTCTTATTGGATTTCTAATCACCGTTGCATCATTTGGTCAGGGTAGTTGGGAAACCGTAATGACAGAAAAATTCGAGAATACATTTCCATCGGAAAATTGGTCAACTTATTTAAAACCCATTCCCGGTGTTCCCACTGGATGGCAGCAAATGGCATATTGGGGTAGTACAGATTACGTAGGTCACAATAGTCAACATTCATCGTGGTGTACACAGGATGGTGCAAACCCCCTCTGGTGGCCAAATCAGGTAGGTCATATGGATTCTTGGATGACTTACGGACCATTTGATTTAATGTCTGTTGATTCCGCAGAACTAAACTTTTGGTATGATTATCATTATTACGAATATTCTGGGCAATATGGTTATTTCGTTATTCGAACAGGAACAGATACATCCCTATGGAATACACCATATCCTACTGATACAATAAATATGTCATATACAAGGGTTGATCCAAGTGTATATGGTGATCCTGTCTGGGTCTACAAATCAATCGATCTATCTGATTTTATAGGAAAAACAGGAATTTATATCACATTTCATCTCTATGAAATTGAAGGTAAATATAATTATGGTGCACTGGTAGATGACATTGAACTTCGAACTTATTCACTCTATGTTGTTGGAACAACAGAGTCCACAAAAGATAATATTTCTGTATATCCGAACCCATCAAACGGTCAATTTACTGTTGAAAATCTAACTGTAAACGACAAATTCTGTATTTATGATATTATGGGTAAGGAAATTTATCAAACTACGGTGATGAATAATAAAATGAGTGTCAACCTTGATGTCCCAACAGGTCAATACATTATGAGAGTTGGAAAATATACGAAGAAACTAATTATTCAGTAATTAGTTTTTTGGTTTGACGAAGAAAGCCGGGGGGAAACTCTCGGTTTTTCTTTTTTAAACATATTTGTAAATTCAGTCTATAATATATAAATTAAATCTTATAGATATGAAAACAACTTGGGAATTTATAAAGAAATTTTATCCATTGATTTTTTTTGGTATAATAATCGTAATGTCGGTTTTTTTATTCCAAACCTGTTCTACACTTAAAACAGAAAGAGCACAATGGGAATTTCAACAAAAACAGAATGAACAGAATTTCAGTGCATTAAAAGACAGTATCACAGTAGAATTCGATAGAAAACTTCAGTCGTATATATCGGTAAAGGACAACTATGTTTTAAACGAATTAAAAGACCTGAAGAAGTATAATGAAAAGTTATATGATGAACTTAATAAAGTTAAGGGTGATGTAATCGCTGCGATCGATACAAAAGTATCAGCCGATCTTGGTGGATTAGTAGCGGGTAGTAATGAATTGGTTATAATAGACCCAAATACTCACAATTATGGAATAAGATTTGAAAGTATATATTCCGACTCTGGTTTTATGCAGAAACTAGAGGGTACAAGTAAATTTTATGCTTATCCTGACGAGGCAAATAAAAAATGGTTGTTGAAGTCTGATACCACTCTATTTACAACAAATTTAACCCAATTGAGTATAAAATACGGGTTTAGAGAATTTGAAGATAAATATGAGGTATTTGCCATATCACCATCACCAAAAGTCATATTTAAGGAATTGGACGGTGTATTTGTATTAGATAAAGCACCAGAAAAACCACCACTTAAACCCAAAAGGTGGGCAATTGGGCCTTATATTGGGTTCGGTTTGAACACTGATTTCAACTTAGATAATCCCAGATTCGGGTGGAGTGTAGGGTTTTCAATACATTATGATATCTTACAATGGAGATTTGGTAAAAAGTAATGATTTTTTGATCCATATTTTTTAATATATAGAAGTCTAGAACTCATATTAAAAAATGAGTTTTTTACTTTAATATATAATATAAAAATAATAAATAATCATGGCAAAGAATCTAACAAATTTTGAAGATTTTCAAAATAAAAGAAAATCAGTCACCGAATCAATAGTTGAAGAGAAAGTTGAAGAGAAAACTGAAGAAAAAGTTGAAGAGGAAAAAGTTGAAGTGATTGATGAAAAAACCGAAAGAGTAGTCGAAGCCGCTTTAGTGGGTGATGTGATGCGTGTTCCATTGATGGTAGATGTTCCTATGTCATTGTTAAAAGCTTTTGCAACGAAAGTTAAAAACGAAACAGGACAAGATATCAAGAACGGTTCTATATGGTCAGATTCATTACTTTCTGATGAAATCGCAAGATTCATTCAAGCAAATTATATGAACATTGAAAATTTACCGGTTACACTTATAACAGGAGACATTCAAAAAGGTGGTGTTCAATCACAACCTCAGGCTCAGGTACAAGCTCAGGTACAACCACAAATTCAACCACAGATACAACCACAACCACAGTCACAAGGTCAGGCACCTATTCAAGTTGCACCGGCACAAACTCAAGTTCCACCTGCTAGTGGACAACCAACTGCACAACAGTCGGCACAACAAATACCGGCAACAGAATAACAAAACAATTAAAGAATTATGTCAGAACTAAATATGGGAGACTTGTATAAACTGTTTGAGGATAATAACTTATCCCCTAAAGTTGTTCCTGTTGCACAACAACAGCGACAAAGTTTCAATAATATGATAGAAGTGGGGGATATAGTTGTCACCGAATTTAAAGGCCGTGAGTTTAGAGGTGAAATATCCAGAATCTACGAAAAAGCAGGAAACGAAAAATATGATATTAAAGTTGGTGAAACTATTATATCAGTTGAGTTCGACAATATTTTAGAGCATTATCCAAAAAATAAAAAATTTGAAAGTCCAGTTAAGAAAGAACCTGAAACAACTAAGAAAGTTCAACCCGTAAAAGAGAAAAAAGTGGAGAAGAAGGTGGAGAAAAAAGTAGAGAAGAAAAAGGTGGAGAAAAAAGTTGAGAAAAAGGTAGTGGAAAAAGTAGAGAAAAAGGTAACTCAAATGACACCTATTCAAACCGAAGCTAAAGTTGATCCAGAAAAACCAAATAATAAAGTTGATAAAGAGGAAGAACCAAAGAAAGTTTTACAAGATCCAAAAAAATTGGAAAAAGAAGAAACTGAAAAAAACCCCGATAACGCAGTTCCAACAAATGAAGAAAAGTTAGATTCTAAAAAGGAAGTTAAAGTTATTGGTAAAGTTGTTCATTTCAAAGGTTTAAAACTTCAAGAAGTTGTTGATTTTCTAGCATCTAAAGGTATAGACAAAGAAAAATGTTGGTACATGATCTCTGAAAGAGACAATGGTGAACTACACGTTATCAGAAACAACGATAAAGGTTTTAAAATGCAACCATTTGTTCTAAGTTTTATGGAAATCCAAATTAAAGATAAACAATTAAACGAAAACTCTTCACAAATAAAAATTAAAGGTAACAATAATTTTTCTATCATATCAGATATACCAAGTGATTTGTATGGTTTAATAAGAAACGGTTTAATCGTTCTTTTATCTAAATCCAAGTAATTTACTCGAAAGAGTATTTTCCCCACCAATGGTGGGGTTTTTTATGCTCAAAAAATAATATATAAAATCTAATGATCACCAATTTTAAAATATTTGAATCCAATACGGAAATAAATATTATCAATGATATGTTCAGTCGTTGTCAGAATGACGATTATATGGATTGGATGGGTGATGCTGATATAGACTTATTTACAGTAGATAATAAATTTGATGAATTAAAAGCGAAAGAAACTTTTTTAGATGAATATTTCGATATTCAAATTATTGATGTTAAAGGTCAAAAAATAGTATGGTTTTGGAAATATACCAAAGACCCCTATAAATATTATTATAGCAAAGTAGAGGAAATCATAGGTGATCATCCCATATTACTCTATCATTATACGTCATCAAAATTACTCGATAATATCCTAAAACATGGATTAAAAACTGCAGAAGTAAAGACCAACCCATTCACAAATTCTTATTCAGGTGTTTATTTAACTACCGAAACAAGTGGGAGAGCTGTCGATGGGTATGCAAATATTGCCGCAAGAAAACATGGTGGAATAGGTATTCAATTGTATATAAAAACAACTTTTGATAAAATAGTGCAAGACCCAGATGATGCGGGTCTATCCTCTGGTGATTCTCAATTTATAACTGATTATGTCCCACCTGAGAACATTGTTTTCCATGAAAATTATTATTAAACTTTTTCACCAATTCATTATAAATATGATATGATATATATAATTGGTAACACACTATTTGGATACCCAAAAATGTTGGATATTCAAATCGATTATTTCAAGAACTCTTTTATTCCTTATATCAAAAGAACAATCAGAGAAGGAGATATACTTATTCACACAGGTAACATATTTTATAATAAGAAATCCGTTCATTTTAAGGTTCTGAAAGAGGTTTTTGATATTTTTGATGAACTCTCCAACATAATACAGATCTTCCTTCTGAGAGGTACAAATGAAGAATTTTCATTAGATTTATTCAACAATAAGAAGATAAAAATAATCAAAGAGATAAAAAAAACAAAAAACATCATGTTTATACCAGTTGGTGAATTTATGATGACAGATAATGATGTTGATTATGTTTTTTATTCCACCCCTTTAAAGGAACCAACAGAAGTAAAAAGATCATTTAATGGGTTTTTCGAGAATGAAAAAGGAACAGATATAAACATAAATATCGTATCACCTTATCAATTAAACAAAGATTATATAACCACAAATCATGGTTTTTTCGCCTTTAGTCTAAAACAGAATGAAGTTAGATTTATTGAGAACAATTATAGTCCAAAACACAAAGAAATTTATATTGATGATCTATCCCAATTAACTGATATTGATACAACAACCAAAGATATAGTTGATTTGGTTATTGATTCAAAAGTTGTTGAGACCACATCGAATAAAAATAAAGTTGACATCTTCTTATCCAAAAACAATTTTCATAATGTATATTTCACAGAAGAAACAAACCCAGATAAAGAAATAGTTATTGAAGATAATAACATTAGAAAAATCTTGGTAGATAATGCTGATGCAGATATTGTTGATGACTTAAAACAAGTTTTCAACGAATACGATAAAACAAAATAGATATTATGAAGAAATTTTTATTATCAATAATATTTGTGTTATTTATGTTTTCATCATTTTCACAAACAAATGATACCACAACACTCAAAAAACCACTCAAATATGAAATCTCGAAACCGAAACTCAAATATGAAATTGGAATGGCATTGGGTACAAACATTATATCATACCCCTTAGTTCCATCTTTCAATCTTGAATTTGGTATCTCGTATCAAAGATGGAAATTTAAGATAGAACCTAAAGTATACATGGGTGATGAATTCCGTTATGGTGTGGTTGCAAAAGTTGGATTTGTTATCTGGAAATCCAAATAGTGGAAATAAATGAAACTTTTTCCTTTATATATACTAGCAAGATAAGATAAGAACATTTCTTATTGAAATAAAAAATAATAAATTAAATTAGTATGAACAACGGTAAAGTAAAATTTTTTAATAACACCAAAGGTTTTGGATTTATTAAAGACAATGAATCAGAGGATGAGTATTTCGTTCACGTAACGGGTCTAATCGACAACATCAGTGAAAACGATGAAGTTACATTTGAAATTATAGACGGGAAAAAAGGTCCGAACGCGATTAATGTGAAATTGGTATAACAAAATAATCAATAACATATTTTTGAAAAGGGTAACATTTTTGTTACCCTTTTTTATTTGGATAAAAATGGTCATGTAAATTTTAATATATACTATAATATATTGAAAAATAAACGAATACATAATCATGGCTACAATTACATCGTCACCTAGAAAAAAAACAGAAGAAAGTAACATACTAAGTACCAAAAGAGTTAAAGAAATTCAAGAAAAAGAAAGATTAGCTCTATCCCTCAAACTCACTGAAAGACTATGGTTTAAAAACAATCCCGGAATTAGAAGAACTGGACTGAGATTTGCGATGACCCCTGATGAAGTTCCGGAATATATCAAGTGTAAATTATCCGTTTATTATTTCGCGGAACACTACTGTAAAATTAAATTAGAAGATGGTAGCATTGGTCAAATGACACTTCGTGATTATCAAAAGGATATTATCAAACTATATACTGAGAACAGATATTCAATTTTAATGGCATCAAGACAAAGTGGTAAAACTGTTTCCGCTGCGATTGTTATGTTATGGACTGTTTTATTCAATAAGGATAAAGGGGTTATGATTGTTGCAAACAAATCTACAACAGTTAAGGAAATTGTAAGAAAGATTAAAGATATTTATAAATTATTACCATTTTTCTTAAAAACAGGTGTTGTTAATTGGAATGAAAAAGCAATCGCGTTTGATAATGGTAGTCGTATCCAATCAGAAAATAGAACAAAAGAACCAGCTATTGGTTTTACCATTGATTTATTATATCTTGATGAGTTTGCAAAAATACCAGATAATATAGTCAGGTCTTACTACGCATCTGTGATTCCAACCGTATCTTCAATATCCAATTCAAAAATTATAATAACATCAACACCAAATGGTCATAACTTATTCTATGAATTGTTAAGAGATTCTGAATTACCAGAAGGTGATCTACATAAAAACCCATATAAATCACTAAAAGTATATTGGCACCAAATAAGAGGTAGACGAGATACTAAAATCAAATTCGTTGACGAAAAATTAAGAAGATATGGTTTAACAGAAGAAAAAATTCTGGCTCACATGAGAACCGAACTTGGATATAAGATGTATGATAAAATTATTGACGGGAAAATTGCTCATTATATAAAATTTTATGAAGATGATGAAAAAACCGCGGCCATGAATTGTCATATTGATGACATTCGTGCTTTAAGAATGAAAGCGACTATAACGGATGATAATCTGAAGGAAATGGTTGTTGAAGTTCCATTCCCAGAAATATCATTTATAACAAATTGGGAAGAAGAAGAAACGAATCTTATTGGTGGATCAAGTAAATTCGATCAAGAATACGGACTTCGATTCATTACAGACGAAAACTTATTATTCGATAGTGTTATATTTGAAAGTCTTTTGAGTGGTGAAATAAAATTTGAACATTTAGAAATTCCGTCTTTCGAAAATAAATTGAAATTTTCATATGATGAATTAAAATGGATAGAAGATAGACCCGATTTATTTGATATTCGACAAGCTAAAAATTATGATATATTTATAGGTGTGGATATGGGTGAGGGTCTTGGTCAAAATTATACCGCAATAAGTATTTTCAGATTGATGTTAAAAGATAAAGATCTCATCAATAGAAAAAAACTCATGTTAGAGAGTAAATATGATCTATTCAAATTAGAACAAATTGGAATTTGGCAGAATAATACATATAATCCTATGGAAATAGCTCACATACTATATTTAATCGGATTTGAATTATTCGATCATGAAAAAGTGAAAATAGTTGTTGAGAAAAATAAAAATTTGGGTGATCGTTTATTAGATAATATGAAACACGTTTTCAATGATATAAACAATTATGGTGATTCCGTGTTTGTTCGTTACAAACAAAATGAGACAGATAAACATTTAACTGTTGGTTTCCTTGTTAAAAGTGGAGAGAAGGGTAAGAAATTAATGCTAAAAGACTTCCAAGATGTCATTAAAAAAGACGCGATGGTTCTACACCACAATGGGACTATCAATGAATTAAGTTCATTCTCAAAGAAAGAATTGGCTAATGGTGAAGTCACATTTAAATCCCAAAGTGGCACTGATGACTGTGTAATGGCTATTATCAACCTAGCGACTATTTTTAGACACACTGATTTTAAAAATATAATCGATACATATCTTGATTATAGATCAACAGATGTTGAAAAAGAAATTGTTAAAAATTTCTTGGAAATGTCCCCATATGAAAATAATATTAATTACAAATCGTTCAAACAAGCAAGACAACAGTTTGTAAGTAAGAGAGACAATATGGATAAAATTAAGCCAATCAGTCCTTGGAAAAACAACAATGACGAAGTGTTCAAACAAAACCCTTGGAAACAACCTGACCCTTGGAAAAAGGAAGAACCACAGAACCCATTGTTCTGGCCAAACCAACAAAAAATCAAAAAATGGCCAAAAAAATAAATAATCATATGAATGAATCTTGTGTAATTTATAAAATAAAAAATAAAATAAATGAAAAACTTTATATTGGGAGTACTTTAAAAACTTTCTCGAAAAGAATTTCAACACATGTAAATAATTTAAATAAAATAAACATTGTAATAAACATCTTCAATCAGCTTGGAAATTATATGGTTCCGATTCATTTGAATTTTCTATAATAGAAAAAAACACCGATATATCTTTATTAGAAAGAGAACAATATTGGATGGATTATTACAAATCATATGATATTGGATATAACATTTGCAGATATGCTGGAAATACCAAAGATAGGAAACATTCAAATGTTACTAGACAAAAAATGTCAAATTCATTAAAAGGTAGAGAATCTTATTGGAATGGGAAAAAAATGTCGAAAAATATTATCGAAAAAAGATCTTTAACATATAATAAAAATAAAGAAAATGGTAAACACAATTATAAAAAATCATTAGAAACAAAAAATAAAATGAAAGAAACAAAAACTATTAAATATGGTAAGAAAATTTCTCAGTTCGATTTAAATAACAATAAAATATCAGATTTTGATTCAATAAGACAAACTTCCGAAAAAACAAATATTCATATATCATCAATTTATAAAGTGTTAAATGGTGAATATGAACAAACACACAATTTTATTTTCAAATATTCTTAAATATTTACAACTTTATCGTTATTATCTTTTATAACCCAAAATGGAAAAAACTGACATTTTTTTCTAAATATATAATATTAGTTCTTAAAAATGTAGTAGTGAGGGGATCATGAGTTACTTCGGTTCTATTTGGTTCAATTCCAAAAGAAAGCTCGCGAAAGCGTCGCTTTTTTATACTCACCCCAAATTTCTCTATTTTTTTTTAAACTTTATATTTTTTTTATAATATAAGAAAAAACGTTCTTAATTTTAATGAAATAAAAAAGGTAGCGATAAAAAAGAGTTACTTCGTGAAGGGGGCAACCCCTACCAGACAAAAACACTCTTTTTTAAATTTACTCCTTTAAATTACTGATGATAGTAAGAGACCAGTGATACTTCGTATACTTAGAGAAACCCTTCGGGGTTGCAAAAATCACCACAATATATAGTGGTGGAGGTTTCGACAAACCGAAAGAGTCGATGGTTCTGGCATCCATAAGTCAGGGTTGAATTGGTTATAAAGGGGACGTTGTTAGACAACATCTCCTAAATACAAACAAATGAAAATGTTTGTTTGTGTATAATCAAACAAGTGAAAACCTAAATTTCACAACTCACTACTCGTTTTCTTCATCTATAACACAAAAAAGGGCTACCGAATTAATTTTCGATAGCCTTTTTTTTACAAACAAATTAAAAATTAATCAAAGAAAGGATTTATTATGGCAAAATTTAATGAAAAAAAGACAGTTGAAACACAAAAAACAACCAACTTCGCAGGTGGTGAAGCGTTCAAGGAATCAAATAAACTTGAGCTCGTATCTCTATTGTTAACATCTTTCGCACAGAACTCGTTCTATCAGAAAGAAGAACAAACAAATGATAGGTTGATTGATCTTATTAATAAGACCAACCCAGAATTCGTTGCCAAATCTGCAATTTTTGCACGTAATGAATTTGGTATGAGATCTATTTCTCACATTACAGCTGCTGAATTGGCAAAACATCTATCAAATGTTTCTTGGGCTAAGAAATTCTACAAAAGAATTATCCGTAGACCAGATGACATGATGGAAATTTTGGCTTACTACACTGGTAAGGGAAATACAATCACAAACTCTATGAAAAAGGGTTTCGCTGAAGCTATTACTACATTCGATGCTTATCAACTAGGTAAATATCGTGGTGATGGTAAGAAATTCAAATTGGTTGATATCGTAAACCTTGTACACCCTGTACCAACAGAAGGTGATAAATTCATGGTTGATGTAAAACGTGAAGAATACATCGAAATTCTTAAAAGAAAATTATCTTTGAAAAAAGGTAAAGATAAGAAATCACTTGAAGGGAAATTATCTTGGGCATTAACTCAAGAAGGTGATACTATTAAGATTCACGCAATTGAAGCACTTGTAATTGATTTACTTCGTAGCAAAGGAACTTGGGAATCTGAATTGTCAAAAGCGGGTCAAATCGCTACCAACAAAGAAGAAAAACAAGCCTTTAAGAAAGAAGCATGGTCACAGCTTTTAAACGAAAGGAAAATTGGTTACTTCGCTTTACTTCGTAATCTTAGAAATATTATCGAACAAGCACCAGAAATGGTCGATAAAGCTTGTGAACTTTTAACTGACGAAAGGTTGATTAGAAACTCATTGGTTTTACCATTCCGTTTCATTACAGCTTTCGATGAAATTCAAAAACTTCAACTTGACTCTACACTTATTCGTAAAGTTATGAAGGCTATTGATAGAGCTATCGAAATCTCTTTGGTTAACGTACCAAAATTTGATGGTAAAACACTTGTTGTTATTGACACATCAGGTTCAATGGGATGGGGTCAAGTTTCTCAGATAGCTTCCCTATTTGGTGCTATCTTAGTTAAAACAAACGATTGTGACGCAATGTTGTTTGATACATCAGCACGTTACATTAATGTAAACACTAATGATAGTGTGACCACTATCTCTAGAAGTTTAGCATTTAATGGTGGTGGTACAAACTTTCGTGATATTTTTAATAAAACGAATAAACAATATGATCGTATAATTATTTTAAGTGATATGGCGGCATGGGTTGGCTACCATACACCAGCAGAAGAATTTAAAAATTATTGTTATCAATACAATTGTCGTCCACATGTTTATTCATTTGACTTGTCAGGGTATGGTACACTACAATTCCCAGAGAACAAAGTTTACGCTTTAGCTGGATTCAGTGACAAAGTATTTGATATAATGAAGCTGTTAGAACAAGATCGTCAAGCTTTAATCCACAGAATTGAATCAGTGGAGATCTAAAAACAAAAGGGGGTGAAATTTTCACCCCCTTTTTTTATTTTCATCGGACAATATTTTAAACCTATCATAATTTTATATATAGTAATAAATAATTTTTAACAATGACATTTGATGAAACATTAAAAATTCAAAACATTAAAATAAAAATTTCCAAATTCAAATCAAAAGATTTATTAAATGAACTTATTCATAAAACATCATTTTTGTCTGATGTGAATATTAGTGAACGATTATATTGTTTAAATAATAATATCACACAAAAACCAAAATGTAAAATGTGTAATAATAATACAAAGTATAAGAGATACACTCAGGGATATAGTATATATTGTTCTGTTAAGTGTATGACTAATGATGAAGAAATTAAAATTAAAAAGAAGAACACTTGTATTAAGAAATATGGTGTAGATAGTTTCACAAAAACAAAAGAATATTTAAAGAAAACAAAAAAAACCAATTTAAAAAAATATGGTGTTGATTTTTATTTACAATCCTCAGATAAAAAAGAAAAAACCAAGAAAACAAATCTGAAAAAATATGGAAAGGAACATCATATGAAATCTGAAATTTTTTTAGATGAATTCAAAAAAAATAATATTAAAATATTTGGAGTTGACAATATATCAAAATTGGACATTATAAAAGAAAAGAAAAGATTAACATTTCAAAAAAATTATGGATTAGATCATATATTTTCTTCAAATAAATTAAAGGGTGAATATATGTATAAAAAATATGGTTATAATAATTATGTACCCGATGATTTAAAAAGTGAATTTGAAAAATATAAAAATGAAGTTTGGAGAATTACTTTTAGATTAAAGAAAAAATTATTAAATAATTGGGATGGTTACGATTATTATGATAAAGAATATATAAAAGAAAACATAAAACTAGATTACAATGATAACAATTATCCAACCATTGATCATAAAATATCTATTTATTATGGATTTTTTAATAATATAGAACCAAAGATAATATCAAATATGGAAAATTTGTGTATTACAAAAAAATCAATAAATAGAGAAAAGGGCATTAGAAATGAAAAAGAATTTTAATTAATATGTGCGTTTCCTTCACTATCATGAATTATAAATTTTCCGCCACTTTCCTTCTTTAACTTTTTCTTTAACTTTTTCTTTTTAATCTTTGTTTTCTTACTTTCATCCATTTCTTCCTCTTTTATTTCATTCCCATCCTCATCTATCTTCCACGCGTTACCATGATCAGAAATAAACCAAATATCAGGATAAAAATGATTTTCTTCTCTCCAATCTATAATACACTTCATAGCTTCTCCTTGATCTTCAAATTCATCCTGAAATTTACCATCACAAGAAACTGAAAATTTCCATCCATTAGAACTTATAATACAATCATCTTCATCTGGTTGGATACTCTCTTTTATAAATTCATCGAATTTAGAAATAACATTAGATTCACGTTTCCATGCGTTTTTCAAAAGATTTTTTCCCAAATCTGGATATGATTCAACTTCAGAATCGAATTCTGCCCATTCATCCCATATTTTTTGAAGTTCAATTTCAGATAAGGTTTCCCATTTCTCTCTATCATAATCAAAATATTCAGAAAAATGTTCTTTTACCGCTGGTTTAACTAATCCCCAATGATAATTTTCTGGATCAAATAAAAAAATAAAATGTTCAATCATATTATTTTTTTTGGTGCTTGATTCAATGATTCTATTTTCACCTATATATTCGTTATATTTTTTTATCATGGGAAACTTTGTTATTTTTATGATATATATTAAATATAGATTTTCATTTTTATGTATTACATTATTCAAGACAGATTATTCAAAGAATTTGAATGGGACATTCTAATTAACTCTTTAGAAAGGTTGGAATTAGAATATGAAATCGTCCAAGTGTTCCCAATGGTTGACACTATTGAATTCAAAACATCTAGAAAAGATGTGTTTTGTTTTGGTGCACTGAAATTAGCAAGAATCGGTAAACAATATAATTGGAACCCCGGATGTATTATAACACCCAATCACGATTTTAATGTATATAAAAATCATTATAAAGAAAATCTTTTAAACTGGGATTCCAAAATTTATAAATTCACTGATGATTGGGATTGGAAGGGAAGGGACTATTTTATTAGACCCACCGAAGATACAAAGGTATTCACTGGTGAACCTTTCACAGAAGAAAAATGGTTGAAAAAACGTGAATATTTATTAACCAATGGACACAAAACAGTATTGACCGTAGATACACCAATTCAAGTCGCTTCAATAAAAAGAATTCAAAAAGAATTCAGATTCTATATTATAAATGATGAAATAGTAACCGCTAGTCTTTATCGAATGGGATGTTTCATCAATTATAGTGATGTAATAGATGATGGTGCAATGGAACTTTGTGAAAGGATGGTTAAATTATATCGATTAGCTGACGCATACACAATAGATATTTGTTTGACCGATGGTGAATGGAAAATAATTGAATGTGGTTCTCTGAATTGTGCTGGATTATATAAAGCAAATATACCAAAAATATTGATGGCTGTTGAAGATTATTTCAATCCCCTTGTAACTTAAATTTTCATTTTTATTTTTTGGATAGATTTTAATTTCATTTCTTCAGAACTGATATCTTTATCTTTCATATCCACTGGTAGTTCTTTTCCCTCTTTATCAATTTTTGATATTGGTCTTACCATATCCTCTTTTATCTTATCAATCAATTTATCTAAAAATTCGTTAATTTCTTCTGTCGTATATTCATCAACCAAATCTTTATATAATTCATCAATCCATTTTTGAGGTGATATTTTTTTATTACTTGTTGTTGGATATCCCGATTCATGTTTTGTTAAAACAGAAATAATACCTCTCAGATTATCTTTTCTTCTAGAGTCTCTTACCTTTTGTGGTTCTGTCATGTCTTGTAATTCTTGAATTTCGTCAATATAAACCAGAACATCCTGAAATTCTGTACTAAATTTCTTCAATATAACCACATCTTTATCGTTTCCCGTTTTTGGATCAGCGATAGTTGTTTTAAAATGTGAAATATAAACACTATCAGCCTCACTTCCACCACCAGATTTTATTTGATAATCACCATATTGATCAAACCCCCATATCATAGCACCATTGACTTGTTTTTCTGTTGGTTGTTTATCATTAAACCAAGATCTGGTTTCTGCGGCAACATCTGTATCTTCGGTGAAATATTTAGAATTAACTATATTTATTTTTCTTTTTGCAAATTCCCATTCCTGTGTCTCAACAGAACCTGCTTCTTTCCACAATTTCATTAAATCATCGGGTAAACCATTAACATAATACTTTCCGTACTTTGTTTCAACGATATCACCTTTTTTATAAGTTTTCTTGGACTTAAATTTATCAGTCTTTCCCTCTTTTATAAATTCTTTGTATTTTTTCATAAAACGGAAATTTCTCTTTTTTTATAATCTATTTCAACACCAATTGGACAAACCCCACCACCGTCATCAAATTCAAAATCAGTAAAGATTGTCCAATCTTTAAATTCTGGTAATTGTGTATCAAAATTAACATATTGATCGTCATCATCAATAGTCCACTCTATTTCACTCTCTACTCTATTAACAACCAAATTCATAGATTTAATTCTATCCAATCTCATATCTGGTTCCACACTCCAAGTTACTGTTGCATAATTTGGTGTAACCATAAAATAATCAAATTGATCTTTTGTCCAATTGTGTTTTGATGCCAAATCGATATCCAAATAATATATTGAGACATCTTCTACTTTAGTTTTAAAAACTGAATCAAAATTAATATTTGACTCATTTACAAAATCAGCATATTTCTTCATGATATTATATATAAAAATGAACAATTAGATTTTCTTAATATCGGTAAAAACACCAATAATATCAATTATAGGTTAATATGACTATAATTTTTTTTATTCAGAATAACATTGTATATTTGTAATCTAAACTATCGAAAAATGGGTGGAAAGGCATTAAAAAATACGTATACCGAAAGAAAAACAACGGAACAATTCTACGATATTGCCACCCGTTTAATTCCCAAGTTAAAAGAAATCTTTAAAACAGAAATTTATGTTCTAAAATTTTATAAAACAAAACCAGATCACGGTGATATGGATATTTTGTTAAAAGTTGACAACAACTTCTATAACAGAAAGATAAACATTCGTAAAGAGGTCGATAAACATTTACAACCAAACGAATCGATTACAAATAGTGGTACTGTTTCATTTGACTTTGAAGAGTTTCAAATCGATTTAATTCCTGTTTCCGAATCAATCTGGGAATCCACAAAATTTTGGATGGATTACGATCCATCGAGTAATCTTCTTGGTAAACTATTTCATAAGTTCGGTTTGAAATATGGTCCTGATGGACTAAGATATCCTTATCGTGGAATAGGTGGCCGTGTTATGAAAGACATTGTTATCACCAAAGATTTCCGAAAAATGATGGAATTTCTTGGTTTAGACCCAGAACGTAAATATCAGGGGTTTGAAACATTAGAAGAAGTTTATGATTGGATTATTTCAAGTAAAATTTACAATACTGAATTCTTCCTGTTGGATAATTTAACTCAATCAGATAGGAAAAGAAACAAGAAACGTCCAACATTCAACAAATTTTTGGAATATGTCAAGGATATCCCGTATACTTCTGAGGGTTATCATTTCGAAAAAAACAAAACCAAATATCTTGGTTTTATCGATTCAAGTTTTCCAGAAGTTCATTTCTCGGAACAGATTCGAGAATTGAAAAAGATAGATTCTGAAAATGAAGCATTGAAAGAAAAATTCAATGGTAAACTTGTAATGGAATGGACTGATCTAAAGGGTAAAGAATTGGGTAAAGTCATTACTAATTTCAAAAATTTTAAAACAGAAGAATGGTTTAAAGAAACCAGTAAAGAAGATATCGAACAAGAATTCATGTCTTGGTATAAATAAAAATCAATAGTATGATAAGAATTGTAAAAATGACAGGTAAATTTTATGGGGTAGAATTACCTGATGATTTTGAAAAAGCAATGGAAGAAATTAAAGATTTTGTTTCACAAGGGGTCCCAGTTATAGTTGTCGAAAATTTATCTGAATTGGAAGATTTAGATATATATGATGAAGCGATAATGGTCAATAGGGATGATTCTTAAAAACCACAAAATGGATAAAAGTAAAACTTTATTTGTCAAAACCAAAGGTTTCAGGGGTGTCGAATTTAAGATTACAACCGATGATAACCAAGAATTGTTCAAACTTATTGATTTACCATCTATGGGGGATATGTTAGATACACTTCAAAGTAATCTATCACACATTCTCAGTCTTATTCATATAATGAACTATTATCGTCATTATGGTGATAATATAGAAGAAAATCTTGATAAACAAGAAAAAGATTTTGACGATGAAAATAATTCATATTCCATTGGAGGTAATTTCGCTTTTTTTCTCGAAACAAAACACGACACAGAACATGGTGTTGTTTACGCTGACAACAACGAATCCGGGAAAATTATCGAAAAAGAATACAACAAAGAACACCCAAATAACACTATCAGTATTGATCCTGAAATGAGTCATTGTTATGTATACACAGAAAGTAAAGAAGAAGCTATTCGTTTCATGACTTGGATGAATGAGAAGTATTTCAAACCTTGGGTCAATAAGAATTTAGATGGATGGGGGGATTTCGTTGAAGAATATGATAATTTACCAAAAGATAAAAAAGATAATTTTGACAATTTATTATGGAGACACGTATGAAATTACAAGATTTTGTAGAAGAATTGTGGATCAAAAGGCACTTACAAACGTGACGGCAATACTTGACAACAAAAAATTTTTGAAATTTTTAAAAGAAGAGGAATCTGATTTGATCAGGATAGTTGGTGAAGATGATTTTTTAAATAATAAAAGTTATGTTATTTTGTTGAAGAAATTGTTGAAATGGTAGAAAAATGGCAGAATTTTTTTATTACAAAATAATTACTATATTAGTAATATGAAAAAATTTATCGAATTCATTAGAATAATATTAACGTTTTTAATCGCGATTCCGATATTATTGGTTTTCATATTTGTATTATTTATGATATGGATAGAGGAAAAAATCGCAAAACCTAAAAAGAAAAAAGATGAATGTTACTACGGTCCCCTCTCGTGAGTTGAGGATGTATTTCCTTGTAATGTACAATATCAGTCCTATTCAACAAGCGATTCAGGCTGGTCATTGTGTTGAAGAATATGCAGATAAATATAAAAACACAAAATTGTATCAAGAGTATCGAGGTTTCAAAACTTGGGTCATTTTAAATGGTGGTACTTCCAATAATGGAACCTCTACAATTTTTAACGACACATCTGATATTATAGAAACCGTTTACACTGATGAAAATCAATTAGGAACAATGGAACTTCATGAAAGATATCTATTAGAAAACAAGATCCCACACGCCGCGTTTCACGAACCAGATTTAAACAATGCACTATCCGCACTTTGTTTCATTTGCGATGAAAAAGTATTTGATTGGGAGAATTACCCTACCTTTGAAAAATGGTATGATTCTTTGGTTCAAGGTGTCGATTCTAAGCATATAGAAACTGTTCTTCCCTATTGGGTGAAAGAGATTGGTGGTGAACAAAACGCGAAATTGAAAGAATTAATTTACGGTAAAAGATTAGCATAATGGAATAATTAATCAAAAAATTAACCGAAAAAATAACCGAATTAGAAGAATCGATCAAAATAATCGAATCAATATCGGATAGAAATTCATGTATGACAAAATTAGCGGAAGCCCAAATTTCACTAATGGAATGGTTATCTAATGCTGGAATCAACAATGACGGTGATCAAAATGGAAATAAACAGAAATATCGGATGATAAAAGAACAAGTAAAAAGGCTTGATAAAATTATAATCAAATTGGCATCGTTATGAAAGATTGTGAATTAACATACTTGATGGCTTTTATAAAGGGAATGGCAGAAGAACACATGAGACAGTTTAATGTATTCCCATCACCACAAGAGATGGCAGCCTTTATAAGAAAAGAATATAATGGTGAACTTAACTTCTCTAAGAAAGAAGAACCAAAGAAATCTGATTAAAGAATAATAAGAATGAAAAAAATAGAAGTTGAATGGTCGATAACACCAAAATCAGGAATAACATTTATTCAGTTGACTGATCTAAACTGTAAAAACAAAAAGGAATGGCAATCCTTAGACAAAGCGGAGCAAAAGAAACGCCTAATTGAAGCATTAATTGATTATGATTTAAGTACAGTCATTTTCAATCCAACTTATTGGGATGAATAAACACAACACAACAGCAACATGAAAGACACAGAAATACACAATGGTTTACCAGAGAAAGAGGTCAGAGACTTTCTAAGCAAGTCCATATCTGAACTTATAAACCCTGTAAAAACAACCGATTTTGAATATGATTCGAAAGATATATTATCTTATCCCATTGAAAGCTGTAAACATCAAATTGAATACTATAAAAAAGAATTAGAAAGACTCAACAATCTACACGCATTAATCTTACTCATTAAAAGTAAGGGATGGGATGAATATGATTGTAGTGACAATATTTCCAAAACTGGTAGTAATTTTTGGAGAAATTTTATCGGAACAGAAAAAGAATTTAATAACTTTATGAAAAATTTCGAATGAAAACAACAGCAACAGAAGAAAAAAAAGAAACCTGTACTTGGAAAAAAATCAGAATGGGTTATCACATAGAATGTATGAACCCTGATGGTACACATTCTACTTGGTTGGGAACAGATCATAAATTTAATTATTGTCCGTATTGTGGTAAAAAAATAGTTAAAAATTATTAATTGAATGAAAACAATAAAAGGTAAACTTAGATTTCTGAATTTATTTCACCCAATTCTATTGGATGATGTCGATATTTGGGGATATTTTCACGAATTCTTCGAAAGTATAAATGGGAGAAAATCATCTATGGATTATTCAATGGATGATTTTTCTATTAAATTAGATGAGAACTCAGAATATGAGATGAGATATGAAACAACTGAGAATGACTCCCCGAAAATTATATCTTTAAAAAAGTTGGATTTTGGATGGTCTAATCTAGGATCATATATACCTGATATGTTTCAAAGATTTAATGGAAGAAATATCACATTAACTGTTACCGATGAAGAAATAAAAATATCTAGTGATCCAGACGAAAACGTGTATGGCACATATTACACCGATGGTAATTCTTGTTCAATCCCAGACGATAAAGTTAAAGAATTGTGTAGACCGGGATCAGAAGATTGTTGTATATTTCTTGTCGCGTCTGGGAATGGTTTTGAATGTGTGAAATTTGATTCTTATATGGCCCGACAAGTACTTCATAGACTGTCTGAAAATACAATGAACGCAAAACGAATTGGCGATTGTGTTAGGAAGAAAAGATGGTCAATATAAATAGAAAATATCAACGGTGAATTACTCGCTGATTTTAGAAACAAATTATCACCTGTTTTGAATCTTTGTGAAATGATTAAAAACGGTGATAACCCTGTTTACAACAATCCAAAAGTAAATCAAATATTGATGTCAGAAGTTGAAAAGGTCATCAAAGTAGTTAACTTCATTTCAAAAAAAGATAAACGTAGTGATTTCAAAGATGTTATTGAAATGGTCAAGTGTCAATTAACACCAGTGGAACAAGAAACTAATATGGATTATACCGATGAACAAAGACACAAGGATGCCGTTTGGTATAAAAATCATTTGGTTATCCCCCCTGATATTTCATGGTCAAAAGGCAGTTATGTTCTTAATGGAAAAACTGGAACATATTATATCATCGATGATAATGGATTGTGGATTGGTACATCATCAATGACAAAAGAAAAAAAATATAAATTTAATTATCGGGTTTTTTAAGATGAAGAAGAAAAAATATAAAATACCAAATGTGGATATATCTGTAATGAGAGTATTGGATACAATAGATTCATGCAAAACAAAAGAACATTTAGAGGGTGCGAGCAGAATGGTTGAATTGTTTAAAAAGATGTTCAGTGAACACACTTCTGATATAAATGAGTGTGATGATTTCTTATATGTAAGGAAACATGAATTTAAAAATGGACTTAAACCAAGTTTCACTGGTTTAAAACTTCCTTAAACCGTTTTGGTACTGGTGAAATGAATGAAAAATACTTATCTATCCTATGATACCTTAAACTAAAACCCATACTGATAA